TCCTTACTTTGACTCAAACACTAGCAAAATGGTTTGGGCTCCTCCTAGCGAATTGCCAGATGCTGAAATGGCAAGTAAGCATAAGAATATTGTCTTGTTCATGGATGAAATGAACAGTGCCGCACCTAGCGTACAGGCCGCGGCTTATCAACTTATTTTGAATCGCCGGGTTGGAACTTATCAGCTTCCAGACAATGTTGTTATGGTAGCGGCTGGTAATCGTGAAACTGACAAGGGTGTTACATTCCGTATGCCTGCTCCGTTGGCTAACCGTTTTGTTCACTTGGAACTTACTGTTGACTGGGATGACTACTTTGAATGGGCTACTGAAAATAAGATCCATAAGGATGTTGTGGGCTTTTTGACTTTCTCTAAGAAAGACTTGTACGACTTTGATCCTAAGTCTAGCTCACGTGCATTTGCTACTCCACGTAGCTGGTCATTTGTTAGCGAATTGTTAGTAGACGACGACTGCGATAATGACACATTGACTGACTTGATCAGCGGGTCAGTTGGTGAAGGACTTGCTGTTAAGTTTATGGCACATCGTAAGATTTCAAGCAAAATGCCTAATCCTACAGATATCCTGTCAGGCAAAATTAAAAAGATGGAATCTAAAGAAATCTCAGCTATGTATTCTTTGACTGTGTCTTTATGCTATGAATTGAAAGATGCTTGCGATAAAAATGCCAAGAATTGGAATAGCCAAGTTAATTGCTTCTTCCAATTTATGATGGATAATTTTGAAACAGAGTTGGTTATTATGGGTACTAAATTGGCATTGTCTAGTTACAAACTGCCGCTGGATCCAGATGAAATCGATTGTTTTGAAGCCTTCCATCAAAAGTTTGGTAAGTATATTGCACAGGCTACCGAAAAAGACAGCCGTTAATTGAGCTTGCGTTAATTGACAGGACCTTCGGGTCCTGTTATAATATATACATACTGAAACATTAGGAGCAACAATGTCACATACAGATCCAATTATCGATAAAATTATTGTAGCACGGGTTGGTTTGCTACTACGCCATCCGTTTTTTGGTAACATGGCTACACGACTTAGAATTGAAGAAGCTACTGATTGGTGCATGACAGCGGCTACTGACGGTCGTACTATCTATTTTAGCCGTCCGTTTTTTGAACCGCTAACAGTTAAACAAATTGAATTCGTTATTGCACACGAAATTTTGCATAATGTATTTGATCATCTAGCACGTACTGAAGGTAGAGATCGCCGTATCTTTAATGCGGCGGCTGACTATTGTGTTAACGGACAATTGGTTCGTGATCGTATTGGCGAGCAACCTCCAGAGATTAAAATCTTCCATGATCCAAAATACTACAACTGGTCTGCAGAACAAGTGTACGATGACATTTACGAGAAGCATGACGAAGAAAGCCTAGCGGCTTTAGGTCAACTACTTGATGATCACGTTGACTGGGGTGACAAGGACGGCAAGGGCAATAAGCCTAGTTACTCTAAAGAAGAATTAAAACAGATCCGTGATGAAATCCGTGAAGCAACAATGCAAGCGGCGCAGGCGGCGGGTGCAGGAAATACTCCCGCAAATATCCAACGCATGATCAAAGATCTTACAGAACCTAAGATGAATTGGCGTGAAATTTTGCGTCAGCAAATCCAAAGTACTATTAAAAATGACTTTAGCTTTATGCGACCTAACCGTAAAGGCTGGCACATGGGTGCTATTCTTCCAGGCACTAACTTTAAAGAAACAATTGATATCTGCGTGGCAATTGACATGAGTGGTTCGATCGGTGACGAACAAGCAAAAGACTTCTTGTCAGAAATCAAAGGCATCATGCAAGAGTATCAAGAATTTAAAATTAAAGTTTGGTGCTTTGACACTAAGGTTTATAACGAAGCAGACTTTGACGGATACTCAATGGATGAATTCGATGACTACCAGCCAGTAGGTGGCGGTGGTACAGAGTTTGATGCCAATTGGGAATACATGAAAGAAAATGATATTCACCCTAAAAAGTTTATCATGTTCACAGACGGTTATCCTTGGGGTAGCTGGGGTGATGAAGATTATTGCGATACAGTGTTCATCATCCACGGCAATGATAAGATTGTTCCACCGTTCGGAGAATATGCGTATTACGAGCAAGTAAAAGAGGCGGCGTAATATATGGCGCTAAAAAATGGCAAACCTAACCCTTTAAATTATTTTGATTTACGGAGGGTAGAGTTTGCCTCTCCCCATTTTAAATATACCACTATAGACAAGTATACTCCAAGTTTACTCAAAAGTCTTAACGCCTGGATTAAAAATAATTTAAATAACAGGTATTATATAGGACAGGGAATTGCGTTAGATAAAAATACATTTATCTATACAACATATATCGGGTTCGAAAGTGAAAAAGAACTCAGTTTCTTCACAATTGCCTGCCCACATTTACAACAAAGATAATTACTATTGTATTTTACAAAGGAGATACCATGACTGATAACGTAGAACAAAATACAGCAGAACAAGAAGTAACTGCACAAGCACCACAAGAAGCAAACAACGATCTTACTATTAACGATCTAAATGCTATGAAAGTAATCATTGACATTGCTAGCTCACGTGGTGCATTTAAGCCGAACGAATATGCGGCTGTAGGACAAACATATACCAAACTAACAGCGTTTTTGGATCAGGTTGCAAAACAAGCTGAGACTGCAAAAACAGGAGCATAATTATGCAATCACTAAAACACGTAGGTAGAGTTAAAGCAACTGGTAAAAAAGTGCTAGTTGCCTATAGAACTCTGCCAGGTGACGCTTACAGCGCACTAGTTATACCAACAGAAAATATGCCAGATGATATGCACAACGCTATTATCAATTGTGTAGAAAGTTCGGCAGCTCAAGAGTCTTACGAATTTGCACAGGCATTGGATCGTACACAATTCCCAGACGGTAGTCGCATGTTGCCACATTTGCATGCCAATGGTCGTTTACAAAAAGTTAGTACTGATCAAATTGAGATGACTCCAACTGTTGGCGTATCTGTGTTGCTATCAGAACTTAATCAAATCATTGCTGAACAACGTGGTATTGCTGTTGACGGATTATGTATTGCTCCAGGTAACAACGATAAAACAGAAGTTGTCGAAGTTGCATCAGCAAGAACGATGCCTACTGAAACTGCCGATATTGGTAAGACTACATCAGCAAGTGTAAACGAAACAGCACCTGAAGTAACTTCGTTCGCTAGTCCGGAAGCTGAAGCAAAACACTATCGTAGCCAAGCTGATCGATTAGCAAAGCAAGCGGCAGAATTCCGTCGTAAAGCAGAAGAGTTAGCTCCGACTAAGAAGAAGGTTGCAGATATAGCGTGACCGAACCGGGAAAAACTCTTCCCAAAGAAGTAATTGAATGTTGGCCAGAAGTATTTGGAGAAATAAAACTCAATGTGCTACCTCTTAGGTATCTACATGCAGTTTTGATCACATTTAAAGACGGCAAAGTTTGGGAAATAAAAGTTACCGCAAAGACTAAGCGTGAAGGTTGGGAGTCTTTTGAAAAGTCGCTGTCTGAATTATTTAAGACCTATGAGCAAAGAATTGATAACATAGATTTTAAACTTGATACAGAACGTGTTAAAAAAGACATCGAAAAAACAACTAAAAAATTCCTCAACGAAAGAAAACTTAAATGAAAGTAAAATTAATTAGCGTCAGTGCTCCAAGCAAAGAAATGATTGCAGAAGGCATGTACGATGTACAAGAACTAATTGCATTTTGTGCTAGGGTAAGTAATCCTAGCAATCAATTTAATACTGAAACAAGTGAAAAACTAATCAAGTATCTAGTCAAACACAAACATTGGTCTCCTTTGGAAATGGCTAGTGCTTGTTTAGAAATTACTACAACTCGAGATATTGCTCGACAAATGCTCCGGCATCGCAGTTTCAGCTTTCAAGAGTTTAGTCAACGTTATGCAGATCCTACAGCAGAACTGGACGAGGCATTTGTATTACGTGAAGCAAGATTTCAGGATACTAAGAATAGACAAAATAGTGTAGCGTTTGATGCAGAAAACGAAGAACAAAAACTGTTGGCTATTGAATGGGAACGTTCTCAGAAACGTGTGCTGTTTAGTGTCAAACAAGAGTATTCTTGGGCTATTAAAAACGGTATTGCTAAAGAACAAGCTCGTGCAGTACTACCCGAAGGGCTTACTGTAAGTCGTTTGTATATGAATGGTACATTACGTAGTTGGGTACACTACATTGAACTACGAGCCGGAAACGGAACTCAATTAGAACATCAAGAAATTGCCAAAGCCTGTGCTAAAGCAATTACTGAAGTGTTTCCAATGATAGATGATTTTGTTGAGAATTAAACAATACTTCTAACCAACTGTAATTATTAATCCTTGCCAATGCCGGTTTGTTGCCGGCATTCTCTTGACCGTATTGTCTGCCGGCGAGTGCGCCTGAATAGGCATAAAAGCCATATTGAGCAGTATCACTAAGTGTACACCAAGCATCTAATCTCTCAGTAGTTTCCGCATCTATTTGCCCGGCAATAGTCTTACTTGCTAGTTTAGCACATTCACGGAAAGCGGATCTCCATGTTGTAAATGGATCAGTATTAAAATTGTTAATATTAGAAATTGCATCTACAGCCCTAAATCGAGGACTAATACTAGTAGTCATGTCCGGGCTAGTTATATCTACATTAATGGTTAAGTTGGTTGGCAATAGTTTAACACCGCCATTACCGTAGACTAGCCCATTAACTGGGTTTTGACTTTTCCATACATGAACAATGTCTCGATCGTATTGCGGCAATAGCAGACTGAAATCAAAATCATCTGCTATAACAGCATCGCCGTCTACTACCCAAAACATAGGTGTTATTGCTAATTTTGCGGCCTCTATATGTGCCTTATGTATACCTTTAACTCCGTGTATACGTTTAGCCCTAGGAAACCGTGTTTTTAACAAATTCCAATTTTCTTCTGCATTTGGCTCATTATAGCTGATAAAAACAATGTCGTAGGGTCGTAGCGAGCTGGTTATTTCTTCATGTTCTTTCTTGTTTATAATATATCGGAAATCGACCTCTTTTTTACTTACAGGGGATTTTTGTGTAGTAAGTAACATTAGACCATTATACTTAACTTCTTCAATATCTTGATTTTTGAACACATGATTTTCAGTTCTGTCATAGTCATATGTGCCGTCAAGAGGATCATAATATAAATCAAAAACAGAATTATCAGTGACTTGAATTTCAGGCCATATACACCAAAATAAAGGTGCAGTTTCTGTTTGGTGTATTTTTAGATATTCATCATAGGTACTGATATTGTATCTAGGATACCGAAATCGGCTTGCAACAGTATCGTATTCTTTCCTGTTGATTAGCATCTTATAGTTGACTTCTTTTTTTGAAACTTGCTTAGATTTACTAAACAAGGTTAGTCCACTTATATAAGATTCCTTATCATTACATAAATTTTTCCAAACATGATTTTCTTGTTTGTCATAGGTATTATGATGACTAAATTGTAGTTTAAAAATCGATATATCTAAAATTTCAATGTTAGGCCATATTGCCCAAAACATATCCGTGGAACATGTTTCTAAAGCAGTTAGGTATTCATCATAGTTGCTAATTTTAAACTGTTGATAGGGTGCAGGCTTTGATGCAACTAGGTCTATTTCTTTTTTATTTGTAAAAAATCTATAATCGGCCTCACGCTTGCTTAGTTTTATATTTTTAGGAAACAAGCAGATGCCATCAAAAAATTCTCCGTTACGGAATATATGATTATAATCCATGTCCCATTCTGAGACTTTGTAATCAAAGTTAAAAGAATCTTCTACTATGAGATTATCCCATACTACCCAAAACATTTTTGTAAAGGATCGTTTAGCGGCTGTTTGTAAAGCTAGATGTAAGTCAGGTTCGTTGATTCTTTTAGCTGTAAGGAATCGTGATTTTAATCGATTAAAATCACTGTCGTTCTTACCTATGAAAAAGATATCATACATTTCTGCTACGAATTATTCTCGGAGTATTATTATAAACAGTTTTAAAGAAACGACTACCTGCAGGATCTAGATTTGCAATTTCAATTTTGCATTTTTCCCTAAGCTCATTTCCGTAAAAATTAATTTGACTTGTTTTTTCTTCGTCAGTGGCATTAGAATAATGCTCATCCCAGTAGGTAGTTAGATATTCAAAATCTCGCACATTAGCGTAATCCCAGTCTGTACAATTGGTCATTGCGGCACCTTCTCTAGCACCTAATATACTATAAATTCCATTTTCAACATCAGCACCGACTGTACACCACACTAGTAGTCTATGATAATTTTGCCACCAAACTTTACGAACATCTTCTGTTTTTGCACCTTGATCCAAAGACATTTTTACGCCCTCACGAAAGCCTGCTCTCCATGCTTGAAAGGGAGTAGCATTAGTAAAGCTCTCACTGTAATTGTCATTAAATTGATAATATCGATCATCAAAACAAAATTCAACTAGTCCCTTGGTATCAGTAGGATCTGAGTTTTCATGTGTTTTCATTTCGTTGACAAATTTGCGTGTCCACATTTTTAACCCGCCGTTACCATACATAAGCCCATTGACATGAACTTTGCCGCACCAACTGAACACATGTTCAGGAGTCAATCCTAATTCATCTAGGTTAACTTCTACTTCAAAAAACTTTGGATCTACAATGTTGTCTGCATCAACTGTGATAAAATATTCAGTTTCACTTTTTGCGGCACAGGCTTTGTGTGCGGCATCTGATCCTTTGACTCCGTGTACACGTTTTGCCCAAGGTACTTTACTACATAGATCTGCATAATTTTTTTCAGCATTGGGCTCGTCGTAACTTAAAAACACAATATCTTGATCAATAACTTTTATAATATTACTCATATATAACCTTTAATCCGTAAGTTTTAAAAACTAATTTACTGCTAATAGCAATCTTGTCTAGTCTAGTTTCGATATTAGATTCAAACGGAACTGTTACGCAATCACTAGTTAATAGTTCTTCTGTTGCTATGAAAATAGTCCTAATTAAAAAATCACTATCATTTTCCAGTGTGACAAAAAATACTAACTTAGGTGCTAAAATTGCATTGTAAGTATTTTTAAAACTTCTGCTTAGACTAAAATTCCAAACACGATCTCTCAGATTCCATTCAACAATACACTCTGCATTTGTATCGAATTCGGTGATCCACTCAAAAACTTTGTTACTAAACACATATCCAGAAAACTCATTAGTAGTTGAAAGTACTGTAGTTTTCCCAGAATCTTTATGATACCCGACTTGATAATCTTTGAATTGCCATTTACCTGTTAGAAATGGTTCTGCATCTTCAAATGCCACTTCAATTCCGTTTTCATATCTCGAAGATTTCTCATTGCCAACTGCAAGTATTTCTCCTGTTTTTTTATCATAATAGATATAATACTTGTGAGGTAAATTAATCTGTGGTGTTCTTTTTGCCATCAGCTAACTCCTCTAATCTTTTAATAATTTTTTCAGTTAAGAAATTCTTTTCTACATAATGAAATAGTTTTGATTGTTTGATATTGCCTACTACTAAATCACCTCTAGTAGTTAATATTGTATGGACTCCGTCCTGCCAACTTATCGTAGCCATGTCCCAACCTTGTATATTTGGTTTCATATGTGTGAATTCTAACGGACTACAAGTATCGTTAACACTGTCATACATACCTGATATTTCAATAGCGATTGCTGTTGCTAAATCCATACTCAACCAATTCTGATATTCTTCAGGTGCAAACTTTGTATAGCACCACTCCCAATTATTACAAACAAATTCTAATACTTTATAAAATTCATACGCAGGCGTTGTCTTTTTAAAATACTGTAATGCAAAATACGGACTGGTTAGTTTATTTGCGATAAATGCTTTTCGATGTACGGTGTCTACAGTAACATCATTCTTATGATTTTTAATACGGCTACAAAATCTTAAATCGTGATTACTGCAATAATTCCACCATTCTGAAATATCTTCTAACAATAACATGTCAGTATCTAGTACGATTGTTTCTTCGTAAGGTGTAACATGATAAAATTTCCAACGATTTTCAGCTTGATATCTGTTACCTTCTTTATACCAAGGTATAGGAATAATTTTATCAAATGCCCATACATACTCTTCAGGAACAGTATTGTTTGTGATTAAAGAGATGTTTTTTATTTGTTGTTGACTAAATTTAATAGTCAGTGCTAATGCATACGCCTGCTGAACATAGTCTACATCATTTGTATTTTGTGCAAGTACTAGAAAACCTTTAGACACCAATACCCCCTTCGATAAATCTAGACAAGCTAAATTTATTCATCACATGCACATCTAGTCCTGTTGTCTTTGCTAGTGTATATTCACCAAAATAAGATTGTTTTTCAACTAGAAATTTCATTTTATCATTGTTAATATCTAGTAAAATGTCTTTGTCTAATACATAAGACATTGTACCCGGAAGCTCTGTTGCAAAACCTCCATTGCTCTTTCCATTCATTATGTGTATAGCAATGCTAAATGCAAAATCGTTTCTAAAAGCCATAGAATCTATATTGTACAACATTCTAAAATATTGCCAATTTTCTTTAATATAACTTATTAAATCAAAAAATGCCTGACTAATTGTATTCTTTTCAAATACAAATACTGTTGCCCAGTAAAAAGGAATACTATAACTGTTTAGTCTAGTAAAAGGTTTTTTATCTCGCCAGCCTGCGATATCAAAACTGTGTTGGTAAATTTGAAAATCTGCATCCCTATCAAACGCAGATTTTAATATGCTAGAATTAATAATATAATCACTATCTAACACTAGAGTTTTATCATAAGGCGTTAGATCATATATTCTATTACGAGACAGATTTTTCCAATTAAATTTCTTTGATGCTAGTGTGCCGTCATGAAAGTCTTTTTGACTCCCGGTATCATCTTGTAGTACAATAATTTTATCAAAACAATGATTTGGACAAGACTCTTGTAGCCAATCTGGACTATCGGTTATAATACTTACTGGAACTTGCAAATACTTTCTCACTCGTTCGGCGGCAAATACAGCTAATTTAACATAGTCAATACCGCCGTTGTTAAGAGCAAAGATTACAGCACCGTGTGTCATAACTCGATGATGTCTCCAATTTTTCTCTTTG